GGGTAAAAGCACTAAGCCAAAAGAGGGTAATAAAACTTGTTGGAAGTGTGGAAACTATGTGAAAAGAGATTATAGTGACAGAGCCTTGAAGAAACGGTAGTATTTTTATTATTTATATAGCTTGTTGTATGGCGAAGCGTACCGTTTCAATGGCATATAACAAGCAAATAAAACACACTAACCGATTTAGTAATTAAAAATAAGAAGATTTTAACCCTTTTATTATTGTTATTCTAAATAATATAATTATATTTGATACAAATAAAAATAAATTATGGAAACAAAAAAAACACACTGGAAAAAAAACAACGATTCGCGATATATTAGCGGAGAAGATTTAAAACATGGCGAGTCAATCGGTAAAGGTTTACGTCCTGAAATGGTTGTATCTATTGTATCATTCGAAGACTCTGAGACTTTCGACCAAAACAATCAAATCAAAGTATTAAAAACAGGCTTTAAACTTGTTAATGTTGAAACTGGTGAAATGCTATATAAACCAGTTATACTAAATAATATAAACGGAGATTTTTGTGTAAAAGAATTTAAAAGCGAATTTTTAGAGGATTGGATAAATAAACCTTTTGTGCTTTTCGCTAAACCTGATCGCCGTCATGGATTTGTAGCAAGGTTTAAAAAATACTATCCAAAAGCCAATGTTTCAGATATTAACGCTTTAAAGGTTTTGAATGAATCAACAACAATTGAAGAACTTCAAAGTAACTGGTCTAAACTTACTCAGTCAGAACAAAAACTCCCAACGGTTAAAGCCTTAAAGGATAAGTTAAAAGTTGAATTAAAAGTTGCTGATAATGTTTAACAGAACCGACATAATACAACAAACTATTGAATGGCATGAAGTTAAACACGCCAAAATTGGTGGGACACTTTCGAAAGGACTATTCACAAAAGGCGACGATCTTTTTTTTAAAATACTCAGCCAAAGAATTGAACCTTTTGACCCTGACGAAATAGAAGATTTTTTTGAAAATAAAGCAATGCAACGCGGAAACGATTTAGAACCTTTAGGACTTGAATATTTAGAAGAATATACTGGTCTTAAATTTAATAGTACCGGATGGCTTCAGAGTGAAGAAAATGAATTGATAGGAATTTCGCCCGATGGAATAACCGAAGATTTAAAAATTTCAGCCGAAATAAAATGTCCTGGAGCTAAAAAACACACCGAAACAATATACAATAATTGTATTCCAAATGATAACTTGAATCAAGTTCTACATTCTTTTATAGTGAATAAAAATCAAGAAAAGCATTATTTCATATCATTTAGACCAGAATCTCCAAAACATTTTATAAAAGAAACAACCCTTGATTCAATAATAAATCTAGGGACAAAAGCAAGACCAGACTTAAAAACAGTCAAAGAGTGGCGAGATATTGGAATCAATAAAGCCGATGAACTACTCAAAAGAATAAAAGAAGCTGAAAAAAATATTGAATTTTAAACCTTGTTAGCAAACGTTATGAAATACAGTAAAAACTTTTAATTTAAACTTTAGAGATGGCAAAAACACATTATAGGGATGGGAGCATTATAGCTGATGCACCACCACACGAAAAGGAAAAATGGCGTAAACGGTTTGGCTATGATTAGTCATTTGAGGAACGAAAATTATTAATTCATAGGTGGTGTTAGCCATCTTTTAAAATTACAAAAATGAGAAGAATAATTGAACAACTAAAAGAACAACGAGAAAAAGCAAAGGATACGTTTATAGAAAATAGTTTTATAAAAAGGAATTGTAAGATAGATGCACCTTGCCCCGATACCGATGCTGATTTAGATGCTATTGCAGAACTAAACCAAGCTATCAGTATTTTAGAAAACGCTACAATGGCAAAAGAGCAGCATGTTAATTGTGGCTAACGCATTGTGTATGGTGCGTATGCCGATAGGCTATGCAATATACACGTTGTTAGCCACAGTACTTTAACCACTAAATTTAAGGATAATATTATGCAATACTTTGGAGGAAAAGCAAGAATAGCAAAAGACATAGTAAAGGTGTTGAATGAATACCGAAAACCAAACCAAACATTTATAGAGCCGTTTTGTGGGGGAATAAATATTACCTGCTTAATGGGCGATAATATAATTGCCAATGATAAGAATTGGGAACTTATAGAGATGTATAAAGCTATACAGAATGGTTGGTTGCCACCAGAAAATGTAAGTGAAGATGACTATGAAAAAGCAAAGACAACAGATGATGCAAAAATAAAAGCCTTTATCGCTATTGGATGCAGTTACTCTGGTAAATGGTTTGGTGGATATGCGAGAGGGCAAAAGGGAAGAAACTATGCTAAAAACGCAAAAAATAGCCTTGCTAAGAAATTTAAAACATTGGGAGATGTTAAGTTTATTAGTAAAAGTTATGATGAGATTGAGTGCAAAAATGCCTTGATTTATTGCGACCCACCTTATAACGACACTACTAAATATAAATTTGGAAGTTTTGACAGTAATTCTTTTTGGCAATGGTGTAGAGATATGAGCAAGAAAGGAAACACAGTAATAATTAGCGAATACAAAGCACCTGATGATTTTAATTGCATTTGGAGCAAAGAAACGAAAACAGATATAAGAACTAAAGCCAACGGAAAAGAAAGTAGAACTGAGAAGCTGTTTCTGTATTGTGGCTAACAAGCAAATAAACCACACTAAACGATTTAGTAAGTAGGTTTATCAAATAACCATCAAATAAAAATAGAATTGTTAATTCAAATAAATTACGTAAATTCGTAAATATGGAAAAAAAGAAAGTCAAAATAAGAACTAGAAGCAAAGCACCAATAACTCAATTCGATAAAGATTTCATTAAATTGGTTAACAAAACTCTAGTTAAAAAAGGCATGACAGTAAACGACTTGACTAGAGCTTGCAATTCGTACAATTACGATAACTTTAGAGACTATTTCAACGATCAGAAAGGAGAGTTTAGAAGCCGAACAATAGGCAAGGTTTGTAAAGTTCTTAACTTAACAATCGTAGAAAAATGAAAAGTGTTTTATTAATGTGTTTAATCGGAGCTTTAACGGCTCTAGCCTTTTTTATAGGATTCGTTTTACTTGTTAAATATTTACTACCAAAAGATCAAGATCATGAAGAAAATTGAAGAAATTGAATATAAAGAATTAAAAGACACTGATTTTATTTTAACTAGTGTTAAAGAAGTTTATCAGGATAAATTTCTAATTGGATTTGATGTTGTTTACGTAAATAAATACTTTGAAGACAAGGTGAAAACTGAAAAATGTTTTAGGGTAAAAGATATACAAATATTAAAATTTGTAATGAGTCATGATGAGATACACGAATTATCATTGTTTTTTTTACATATTTTTTAAACATGAAAGGTCAACCTGAATACAATCTTCAAAAGCAAATATGCCAGTATTTAAAAAATCAATACCCAGAAGTGCTTTTCCTTTCTGACACCGTGGCAAGTGTTAAACTAACTTTTCCGCAACAACAAAGAAACAAAGCAATTCAAAAAAATCAGTTTGCTTGCCCTGATCTATTGATACTAGAACCAAAAAAACAATATCACGGGCTAATGATTGAACTGAAAGTTGAAAGCCCATTCAAAAAAAATGGTGAAATACTCAAGTCAGACCATTTAAAAAGACAGCAAAACACCATTAAAGAACTAAAACAAAAAGGATATAAAGCAGAATTTTCATGGGGGTTCGAAATGACAAAAGAAATTATTGATCAATACCTTAAATAATGAGCAAGAAACTAACCGATAAAGATAAACATCAAAAATGCATAGATGTTTTAGAGTTTATGATCGAAAATATGAAATCGCTTACTCACTCACTAAAAGTTAAAGGAGTTTCAAAAACGGTTTTTTATAATTGGAAGGATAGCTCAGAAGAAAATAAAAACCATTACGCGCGCACACGAGAAGAATTAATTGATTTAAAATTTGAAAGTATTCAAGAGGATTATTCGGAGGATCCACTTTTAGACCCCACTACTGGAAAAATAGATAGCGGCTGGGTTCAGCTTCAAAGATTAAAGATTGATTCTAAAAAATGGGAATTATCAAAGCTTAAACCTAAAAAATATGGAGACAGTACAACCTTGAAACACGAAGGGGGCGAAAATCCTATTGAAACAATTCAAGTTTTTAAACTACCTGATAATAAAAGAGATTGAGTGAAACAAAAATAATACAACCGCAAGATGGTTATCAAATGCAAGCACTTTCTTCTTCTGCCGATATTGTAATCGGTGGAGGTGCTGCTGGAGTTGGTAAAACGTTTACTTTATTACTTGATCCGTTACGCCATATTCACATTAAAGATTTTGGAGGGGTTATATTCAGAAGAACAAGCCCACAAATTAAAGCGCAAGGGGGGTTGTGGGACACTTCTTTAAGTTTATATTCGCTTATACCTGGAGCAGAACCAAAAGAAACAAATTCAAGTTGGAGCTTTTCAAATATTTCTAAATTAAAATTCAATCATTTAGAATACGAAAAAAATGTTTTTGACTGGCAAGGTTCACAAATTCCCTTTATTGGGTTTGATGAGTTAACGCACTTTTCTGAAAATATGTTTTTTTACTTGCTTTCTCGAAATAGGTCGGTTTGTGGTGTTCGTCCTTATGTACGCGCAACTTGTAATCCTGATCCTGATTCGTGGGTTGCTGATTTTATATCGTGGTGGATTGATAAAGAAACTGGTTTTCCTATTCCAGAACGCTCTGGAGTTCTTCGATATTTTATAAAAGATAATGACTCCTATATTTGGGGAGATACAAAAGCAGAATGTTTAAAAAATGCTGAATATCTAATCAAACCAATTTTAGAAAAAACCGATTCAATTGATCCTAACGACTTAATCAAAAGCGTTACTTTTATAAGTGGTGACATTTATTCGAATAAAAAACTGCTTGAATCAAATCCCGAATATTTAGCAAATCTACTGTCACAGGACGACGAAACAAAGGCGCAATTATTAGACGGTAACTGGAAAGTTAAAATTGATGAAGCTGACTTATATCATTATCATACTTTTACTGATGTTTTTACAAACTCGCAAGTTCCACAGGGGACAAAAAGAATCAGCGCGGATATTGCATTAAAAGGTTCTGATAAATTTATTGTGATTGTTTGGTCAGGTTTTGTAATTATAGATATTTCTGTAATTGGAAAATCCGACGGGAAAGAAGTTATCGACGAAATAAACCGACTAAAAAAAATGCACGGTGTTTCAAATTCAAATATTACTTTCGATAATGATGGAGCTGGTGGATTCGTTGACGGTTTTATAAAAGGCTCTATTGAATTTAAAAACGGATCAGCAGCAATAAACAAAGAAAACTACAAAAACCTAAAAACCCAATGTTATTATAAAAGTTCGGATAGGTTTAATTCTGGAGGTGTTTATATTCCTGAAGAAATTGCTTCAAGAATGTATGATGACAAAATGACAATCAAACAAAGATTAATGTTTGAACGTAAAGCAATAAAAAGATTTAAGAAGGATCATGACGGCAAATTACAAATAAACCCGAAGGATGAAATGAAAAGAAAAATTAAAGGACAATCTCCAGATTTATTTGATGCAATAATGATGGTAGAAATATTCGAACTAAAACCAAAGCGAACCGCCCCAAGATCAAACTCACCAATAAAACGACGTAGATAAATGATACCTTTTAAGACTAAAGATTTTACTTTTTCTATACCTTCAAGTTTTGACGATTTGAAAATGAATGATCTCAAATTCATAAAAGAAAACCTAGAAGATAATGAAAAGATAATCGAAAGGTTAACTGGCTTAAAAATAAACACTCTTTTAAAAATCGATTTAGATAAGATAATTCAAACGTTAGATTTTATAAACGAACCTCTAAAAGAAATAGAAGAAAGTCAATTAATTACGATAGACGATAAATCGTATCTACTCCCTGAAGATATTACATTAAAGACATGGTATCAACAAATAGAAGCTTTCAAAGCGTATAAAAATGGAGACTTGAATACTGTTGTAGCTGTTTATTTAGAACCTTTGATAAGAGGTAAGAAAAAACCAAAGCCAAAAAAAACAAAAGAGCTTTCAAAAAAGCTAGATAAATTAACTGTTCAAGAGTTTTTCGGGGCTTTTAATTATCTTGAAAAACAAATACTTTTACTTTCTGAGCGCATTAAAAACATGCCACAACCAAAGATAACACCCGAACAAATTGAGGCTGGAGCGGAATCCTTTAACTTTTTAGGAGACTTCAATACCATTGACGACATGGCGATAACATACGCCAAAACTCATGAAGAAATATTACTATGGCCTTATTCAATAATATTCAATAAATTGTATAGAAATAATCTAAATAGTATCTTTGAATCTAAGTATTCAAATATAATGAGAAACAAAAGCACTGGAAATGATTCATAATTTAGTAAAAAGTATCGTTGATGTAATGAACGTAAATGGTAATACATTTACTTTCGGACACACTCAACAATCAGTTCAAAATATAAATGCGGATCAAATACAATTACCAGTTGTGTTTTTGAATATGCCCGTTAAATATAATCCAAAAGTTGAACAAAGCGGATTTATAAAAACCGTTTTCACTTGCGAATTATTTTTTCTTTACAAATCTAATATTGACGATGGCGGCGGGATAAATGAGTCAGGAGAAACAATAGCCGAACAACAACAAATTGAAATATTTGAACAGGCTTTCGCAGCTCATAGACAATTTTTAAACTTATTACCAAAATCGGTTGATGTAAAAGAATATAAATCTAATAATGCGATTCAAATACAGCATGTTTTTGACGCTGATTTATCTGGAGTTTACGCAACTATAGAAATTGAGCCTGTTGATCGAAGCGGTGTTTGTGAAAACTCTTTATTTCCAGTGCCTAATTGTCCTGAATCAGGTTATTTAATTGTAAATGAAAACGGAGAAGTAATAGTTCAAGGTTCTTTACAGGCTGGGCAAACATTAGACGTAACAATATCAAATTCGAATATAAATGTTACGAATAGTTTAGATCAAAGTATCGGTTCTTCAGTTGTTCCAGCTCAAGAAAATCAAACTATACAAATTCCAGACGTTGAAAATATTGATTCAGATGGATCAATCGTACCCACTCCTGCGGGTGTTGCTTTCAATTGTTCTTCGGGTTCAACTCAATTATATCAAGGTGCAAAGGTTAACCAAACAGGACAAACAGTTTCTTATGTTACTGGAGACGATATAACAAGAGGGCGTTTAATTGACTTTTTCACACTTCCATATACTAACGAATGGGGGCATAACAATAGGTTTTGCGGCTCTACTGGTGGTTATGCTGATGGTTCAAATTATTTTGATGTAGATGGTAATAGCACTACTAGGATTTTAGCTTTTCCGAATGATATTGTTTTTGATTTTAGTTGTAGAAATGTTGATTCTATTCTTAGCTATTACATAGGAGATATTTTTACAACTAGAACGTATTTAGTAGCTTGCCCGTTATATTTAAGTTCAAATTTTGGAGGCTTGACAGGTTGGAATTTATGGAATGATGTCGAGGTGAGAAATGTTATGTGTACACATTATATGAATACGGTTACACATTGGATGAGCTACAAGCCTTTTGAGTTTGGAGGTGGTCAAAGGTATTTTATAACCTCTAGTCGTGTGGGTTCTCAGGTTATACGTACTGACTTAAGATCTATTAGTTATTTTGCGCCAACTACTGAAACAAATCCTTTATTTACGGTTTACGTAAGATATACAACTTTAACAGAACTAGGACTTTAAAATATGGCATTAACAAGGCAACAAAAAAGATTTACAGAAAGGCTTTTAAAAGACAAAGCAAAGATTGACTTTATAGCTGAAAAACAAAGTCAATACAGATTAAACGAATGGGACAAAGAAAGAAGTTCTGAAATATCAAAACGCGCAGAGGTTTTTTTATGTTGTATTTTAATATTATTCACATACTCTTTTTTATTTCATGGCTAAAGGCGATAAAGAAATATTACAACAATTCGTTGATAAGTTAGTCCCAGAGGTTCAAGAGGTAACAAAAAGATTTGCGCCAACTATTTCAAGCGAGGTTACAGATACAAGCGCGACAATATACGGATCAAAGTACATTCAAACTTTAATAGATGGACGCCCGCCGACAAGTTCTAACCCTGTTATTGGTGAAAGGTCGCTTCAAGAAATAATACTTGAATGGATCCAAACAAAGGGAATACAACCGACCCCAGGTGTAAACGGAAGAATACCAACGGTTGAACAATTATCTTATGCTATTTCTCAAAGCATACACCGAAAAGGGGACTTATTATATCAAAGGGGCGGCGGCAATAATATCTTCGAAAACATATTCACTAGCGAAAGAATTGAATCTTTGTTAACTTTGTTTGGAAAGAATACGTTAAATGAGGTTGAATCAATAATTGATATAGAACAAAAATGAGCATTGCAGTAATAAAAACCCCAAACGTAGATTTAAACGGATCGCTTTCTAAATGGCAAGCAGTACATGAGCCTATAAACTACACTTTAGAGCGTCAAGATCAACAGGTGCAAACCAAATATAAGCCAAATTTAGGAACGGCAAGAGTTCAATTAATTGGCTCTTTACCTTTGGAGGTTGCAGTCGGTCAGCGTTTTTTATGGGTTAGCGGATCACTTTCCGAAGTTTTTACAATAATCCAAATTCAAGGCAATATTTTGATTACTGACTCGCAAACTCCGGGTACTGTTTTGGGTGGGCATGTTGTTTTTTTAGATGGTTATAATAATTATTTTGTTGAAACTCAAGTTTTATATGTAGATACAAACGGCTATAATTTAATAGGAACATTTAAGAACAAAACAAATTTGAAAGGTCAAGTTAATTTGAACGTTTCAAGCGTATTAAAGACAGTTTGTGAATATGACAATAAATTTGATTACACAACCTTAAACAAAGCTATAAAAGGCGAAGGGGGTAAGTATAATTTAAAGTTTAGGGAGATTTACAACGGAATAGAACAACCTTTATCAAATCCGTTTGGAGCTGTTCAATATTTCTCAAATTCATCAAAGCAAATACTTGAGCAATACGGTTCTAATATGGCTGAATATGTTCCTACATTAGACGCGACCAGGGTAAATAAAGCTAAATTTTTAACCGTTTTCGATAAGCCGACAGCATTTAAAAATATGCCTTTTTCAATGTCGTTCATATATTCAGAAAACCTTTTGAATGAAGAAATAGAAATGATTCAAAACGGTTATAATATTAATGATATTGAATTTTGGAACGGTGAAGAGGTGCTTGACTATTTTCAACGCGCTCAAGTAAATAGGCTCATGTTAATAGACGGTCTTACCGACGATGTAAAAACTCTTGAAGTTTGGCTTCAAACAACAGGAAACACAATTACAACACCACCACTTGACGGGGGTAATACTTTTGAAGCTGGATTTGCAGAACCTTATCAACCTGTTGACCCTACACCACCAAACCCAACATCATGATTGTAACAGAAGTAAAAAAATTAAAATACGATTCTAATTGTAAAAAGAATCCCGTTTTTATAACATGGCTCAACACTTTAACAGGCTGGGAACAATGGCTTTTTGATACTACATATATCGACGGGCTTACAACCGCTAGGAGCGAAACTTTCGAAGGTTACATAAACGACTTAATTACAGCAAATTCAAAAGTTCAAGACGTAAAAATAAACGCTCAAGCCTCTTTGACTGTTTTCGCGTTAATACCTAAAGAAGATATTACAGGAGTAAAGACTTTATTATATTCTTTATCTTGCAAAATGCTATTAAACCCTATGACATGGCAAACTGAAGGGGTTAAATTCATAACGGTAAGACCTCAACCGGGAAGCTTTCAAATTTTAGATCAAAGGGAAACTGAAGTTCAAATTGAAATTGTTTTTGATTTGCCATACATTAACACTCAAAGACGTTAAAAAATGGATAGTCAATTCTTTATTAATGGTGTTGAAATTATTTTAAGTCCAGATACAGTTATTGCCGTGACGTATCAATCAAATAATATTGGTGAGCTTCAAAAAAGACAAGGATCGTATACAAATACTTTTGAGGTACCTATGATCGATCAGAACGCGCAAGCTTTGGAACATTCAAACTTAATGACTTCGGCGACTTTATACCCTTATAAAATTTTAACAGGCACATTAATACAGGACGGAATAGAAGTTTTTACGGATGGTCAGGTTAAAATAGTTTCAATTCAAAACAACATTGCAAAGATTAACATTGTAGCGGGTAACGTTGATTTATCTAAAGCGATTGGAGATTTAATAGTCGGCGATCTTTTTACTAATGACATTGTATATCCTTGGACTTTGGAAAACGTCTATAATTCAAGAGATAAATCGAAGTACTATATTTATCCGGTTATTGATTGGCGAATTGATTTGAACACAATGTTTTCAAGTCCTTCAATTGATGTTCGTCAGTTGTTACCTTGCGCTTTAATGACCGAGGTTTTTAATAGATTAGAAAATTATACTGGCTATACTTTTACAGGTGACTATATAGATAGTGAGGATCATAAGAATATGGTTTTAACACCTTCGGATTTTTCAAGGAATCCAGACTATTATGAAGATGAAAAAACAGGACTTTCCGCAATTGGTAGTATTACTCCAGGGGTCGGAGGTTTACCACCTGACATTGATTATGTTTGGACTCAAACCTTTGAAATAGCACAAGGAGCGGCAACAGAGCAACATGATGTAGACCCAGTATATGAAGACTATTATCTAGGTAATCAAGGCGGCTTCAATATTCCTTTAGGTTCTTATTTCCCACCGACTGACAATGTAGGGACTTTAAAATTTGCGGCAAGGCTTTATTTAGTTTGGAAGAAAAAAATCGGCGAGGATTACGGTATTGGTCAACAACCGCAAAGCCGAAATTATCAATATATTACTAGAATAAAAAAGGGCGGCACTACTGTTGCTGAAATATCAAGCGACATTATTAACACGAGCTTTTTTGATCCTTTTGAAGTGGTTGTTGATATAGATACTGGCGAAATAGTTCTTGATTCAGGAAATCAATATTTTGTACAGATTGAATTTAGAATACAACAACATTCAAACATTCAAACTACTTTTGCGGTTTCTGGGTTTCAAAATTTATTCACTCATTTACCTACTGACTCGATAACCTACGAACAAGATATTCGTTTTCGTGATTTATTTAGAATGAAAGTAAAAGACGTTTTTTACGATATTTTGAATTTGCGCGGCTTAATCATTCAAACAAACTCATATACTAAAGAGGTTCAATTTAATCAGTTTAACGATCTTATCAAAAACAAATCAATAGCTAAAGATTGGACTGAAAAAATTGATATTAACACAAATGTTTTGAGTTTTACTTTCGGGAAATACTCACAAAGAAACAATCTACTTTTTAAGGAAAATTCAGAAGTAACGCAAGGATTAGGAGATTTTTATTTTAACGTTAACGATGAAAATTTAGAAGCTGAATCGAATGCAGTTCAAATAAAACACCCTGCAACCGAAGAGGCTGGGAGATATTTAGGTGAGAATATACCAACCATTGAAGGTATTAACGATTTGAATAAATGGCAAAAGCCTGAACATAGAATTTTACAGCTTAACAATCAATCAACTCAATACAACGTATCTTTTGAAGATGGATCAAGCACTCTTAATTCAAATACAAATATTCCTTTTTGCGACTTTGTGGGATTTGAAGAACTTGTTCCGAATTATTACAACGCATTGACAAACATATTAGATAACACCAAAGCTTTAGGACTTGTATTTAATTTAACTCCGGTAGATATTCAAGAGTTAGATTTTACTATCCCTATTTTTTTAAACGTTCCTGAAATGGACTTGAACGGATATTTCTATATCAATAAAATTTCAAACTACTCAAAGGGGAAAACCTCTTGCGAATTAATTAGACTTTAAAACATGGCAGACGATAAAACAATTTTACTAAAGGTCGAATTAGACGTTTCGGAACTTCAAAAAGCTCAAAAGGTTGCAGCAACAACCGTTAAAGATTTAATAGCCAAAAAGAAAGAATTAAACGCGGCTGAAGACAAAGACACTATTGCAATTGCAAAAAATGCCGCTGAACTTAGAAAGGCAAACAAAACATTAAAAGATACGACAAACGCCTTACAGGTAAACGAAAGGCAAAACAAAAGTAATACAGGTTCACTTACTGAAATGCGAGAAGCTTTAGCGGCTGCCAAAACTGGCTACGCTTTACTTTCAGAAGAAAGCAGAAAATCAGAAGCGGGGGTTAAAACCGCTGAAGATATGCTCAAGCTTAAAAACGCGATAAACGAAATCGAACAAAGCTTTGGAACTTTCACAGGTTCTGTTGGTAATTACGAAGGGGCAAACAAAAAGCTAACTAAAACGCTTGAAGATGTAAAGAACGGATTAATACCTTTAGCAAAAGGCGCATCTATTCTTGACGATCAAATGGAGGCTTTAAGAAAAGAGGGCAAAGAAAATACAAAAGAATTTAGAGAGCTAGAAAAGGCTCAAGAATCACTTGACGAAGAAACTAAGAAGCTTGCCGGAGATATGGAGTATCTAGGTAAAGATATTTTAGTCGAGGTTTCCGGGTCGATTTCAAAAATGGAAGACAGGCTTTATGAAATGGCTCTAGCTGGAGATACTACTTCCAAAGAATTTATCGAGTTACAAGAACAAACCGCAAAATATAAAAAGGTTGTTATTGAGACAGATAAATCAATTGATGCAATGGCAGAATCTGGCAAAGGTCTTAGTTCTGCATTAGCTTTAAGTGAAACTGTTGTAGCTGGTTATCAAGCTTATACTGGCGTAACTGCTATACTAGGAGAGGAAAACGAAGCTTTGCTTGAAACAATTACAAAACTTCAAGCGGCTCAAGGTGTTTTAAATTCAATACAAATAATTCGTCAAAAGCTTCAAGAAAATTCAATAAGAATAACGCAATTACAAGCGGGCGCACAAAGGTTATTGAATAAAGCAATTGGAGAGGGTTCGAAAGCTTCAAAAGTTTTTAGAGGTGCTTTACTTGCAACGGGTATCGGTCTTATTATTTTAGCGGTTACGGAATTGATAGCAAACTTCGACAAGTTAAAAGGAATGTTTGTCAGTGTAAACGATCAGCAAAAGCTCAATAATGAGACAATGCACGCCGCTACTGAAGCGATAGCCGACGAATTAAGCGCGGCAAATAAATTACAAAAGACTTTAAAAGATGAGACTTTAACTAGAGAGCAAAAACGAAAGGCTGTTATTGAGTTACAAAATCAATACCCTAGTTTATTAGGTAATATTGACGCTGAAAAAGATTCTTTAGAAGATGTCAACAAAGCTTTGTCTTTAAATGTGAAACTTGCTAGATTAAAAGCTCAGAGCGACGCAATAGCAGAATTAAGAGCCGAGAAATTTAAGAATATAATTAACGAACAAACCGACGCGATAACAGGCAACAACGTTGGTTTTTTAGATCAAGCTCAAGCGTATTTCAAAAACTTTGAAGCCGCAAATCTTTTTGGTGCAAAAATTACAGATGTAAACAAACAACAAAAAATAGCAAGCGACGCGAGAAACAAAGCGAATAAAGATTCGTTAGAAACTGTAAAAACAACACAAAGAGAGATTGACGCTTTAGATAACCTGGATAAATCGATTGATGAACAAATTAATTCTTTAATGCTTTTAGGTGCGAGCGATAAAGAATATCAAAAAGATCAAGATAAAAACACTAGAAAAACAGATAGGCAAACTGAATCTATCAAAAGACAAACTTTTGCAATTCTTGAACGCGTAAAGGTTAGCACTGAAAGCACGGCAAAATTATCGGCAAATTTAGACAAAGAATTTGAAGCGGATAAAAAACGACTTGAGGTTTTAGCCGCTATTGACGTCGCAGAAACTCAACTTTTTGGAACCAGAGAAGCGCAAACAGAAGCGAGAATAAGACAAATTGAAGTTGAAAGGGATAACGAATTAAAAAACTTAGAATTAACAGAAGCGGAAAGGGTTAAGATTAAACTTGAATCGGAGCTTAAAATAAGAGCAATTCGAGAAGAATCCACTCAACACACCGCTGATCAAGCTGAAAAGGAATCACAAATATTAACAGATGCGCAAGCCAAAAACGCAACAATAGCACTTAATTTTGCTCAACAAACCGCTTCTGCATTAGTTCAGATAAAACAAAATCAAATTCAAGCTGAATTAAATCTGGATAAAGAGAAATATGACACTCAATCACAACTTTTAACTGATCAACTTGAATCGGGGTTTATTACTCAAGCAGAGTTTGACGCTAAAAAATCAGACCTTGACGCCAAAGCTAAAGCAAAAGAAAAGAAATTAAAAGAAGAAGCTTTTAAAGCTGATAGAAACGCCAAATTAATAAGTGCGGGTATTAATATCGCTTTAGGTGTTACAAGTGCTTTAACAATACCGCCACCGGCTGGGGTTGTTTTGGCTGGTGTTACCGCTGCTTTAGGTGCTATTGAATTAGCTGCAATTGCAAGCGCACCAACTCCAAAATTCAAAAAAGGTGGTATTTTCGGCGGTAAGTCTCACGAAAACGGAGGTACTAAAGGTTATTTTGACGATGGAACTCAAATAGAAGTTGAAAAAGATGAGCATTTTGTAATAGTAAACAAAAACGCTAAAGGTTTAATGTCACAACTAGACTATATAAATCAATCAACTGGCGGCGTTCCTTTAATGTCTGGGGGCGGCGTAATGAAGTTTCAAGGGGGTGGTGTTGCTATTTCAGAAGCTTCGAAAAGTGGTAATAACGCATTTAACCAAAGTCAACAGTTAAACGCTGCTTTAATGAATATGCCGCCAATATATGTAGCCGTTCAAGATATAAACACGGGACAAGGTCAATATGCCGATGTTGTTCAAAGGTCAGATTTTTAATACTTGTTTAATTGTAAAACTTTTATAACTTTGTAGTATCTCTTAAATACCATTCGTTATATAATCGAATGAAGAAAACTTTTAGAAAAACACCTTTGCGTCAACATTGGTGTTTTTTTTATGCCCTATTAATTTAGGGTTTTTTAGTTTTAAATAGATAATATTATTGTTATTCTAAATAATAAATGTATATTTGAAGAAAACAAATAAATATTATGGAATCAAACAAACTAATAGTTAAAGCTTTTGAAATGACTTTTTCAGTAAAGCCGAAAAGTATTAAATCAATTCAGGAATTAGAAGAGAATGAATTTTTAGATTTTATTGATAACCTTTTACATATAGCAAAAAACAAATAAATATTATGGAAGGAATAAAAGTAAAACTAGTACCAAATCAAGAAACAGACTATCAAGCGTTTAGATTTGATGAATTAGGAATAACTTGTTTTGAATGGTCAAAAATGAGTAATGATGATAAAAGAATTTTAGTATTAGAAAACATAATGGAGAATATATGCTCTTATGTTGAATCTATGGAAGAGTATTAATGCTTAAAACAACCAAACAAACCACACTAAACAACAACCTAAACAAATAAATATTATGGATAAAGAAAGATTTGAAAAAGATTTTAAACATTACAAATCAGGCTTGGAAAAGAAGCTAAATAAAGATGAAGTCAACTTAATGTTGCATGCATATTGCATAGGGTATTGCGAAATGATTAATCATGTAAATGAAGATGTTGACGGGATGTATTTGGTTAACCCAGTATTGGAAAAAATAACAGAATTAAATCCATTGATAAAGCACAAGTTTGATTAATTAAATCTAATAAACTAAACAACAACCTAAACCGAAAAGCCTAGTTATTAAGTTAGCTAGGTTTTTTTATTATCTTTGGTTTATGGTTATAGATTTACTAGATAGGCTGCATAATTCAGGAGATTTGAAAGTTTTATTTAATTCCGGAGTTGTTTCGGGTAGTGTTATCGAGTGGCGAAAAATATACCATACTTACAAAGGTCGAATTAATCAAGGTGTGAAGAAAACTATTGCAGTCGAAGAAACTAGTGAGGTTCATTCTTGCACAATCGATCACGTTTTTAAGACGATTAGAAAAATGGAATCGTAGGTTTCGATCAATTACAAATTTACTTTTTTTAAAAAAAATCATTACGTTAGAGCTTTATAATTCAAAGCTTTAAAATATGAAAATTTACGTCGCGGGCGGCTTTTTAGCCGTTGACAAAGAAGACCAAACCAGGGTTAAGTATATACCTAGTCAAGATACAGATTTTGACGATTTAGGGAATGGAGATTATTTAGTTTTAAATAAACAAAGACCAGCTGAAAAATATAAGTTCAATTTTTCTAACTTAAAAGATAAAGACGGAAATCTTATTGGAAACGAAGCCGATGTTCTTGAATACTTAATAACAACTGTAAATTTTAAACCAGCTTCGGGAGGTAGCGAGGCGGGATTTATGGATTATAATGATACCACTGGCACAGTATTATTAGCTGCTAATACTTGGACTGACATACCTAATAACGGTCTAGGGGCATTTACAAATAAAACATATAAACCAGAAGGTATCACTGAGTTAATGGACGTTTCAACAGGTTATATAGATACAACCGAAACCGAATTAGGAGAGACTATACTTATAAGAAATGATTATAAAGTAAATCCAAACACTAATAATGCACTTTTAGAATTTAGATACGAGTTAGGAAACGGGGGAGGAATTTACACTCTCGAGAAAATTGTAGGTCGTTTAGATTCTGGAAGCGGTCAAGATTATAGATTCAGTTTAGAGCCTGACCTTATATACATGGGTGACACAAATACAAAAGACAGTCCTATAAAGCTACAATTAAAGCTTTCAACAAACGGAACATTAACAAACGCGGGTAGCGCAATAACATTAATTAAGCGATGAGTATAAAAATATACAAAGATACAGCGGCAAACTCTATATTTATTGAAGATGCAAACGGGGCGCAATTTTTAAACAGTTTACAAGCTACAGTGCCAGTAGATAAAGTTGACATAAGAGACTTAGCAAGGCAAATAGATATTGTTTCTAATGCAGACCATACAGACTTTGTAGACGAAAATGACAGCCCATATACAGGGACGGCTATTGATGTTTGCAACCAGTTAAACGCTATTTTCCAAAGTTCGGGAACACCTACAGGAGAAGTGCCAGAAATTACAAGCCCATTAACAATTAGCAGTGTTGAAGGGGCTACTATTAATTATGAATTGACTGCAAATTACGGTGTTGGTTATGAGTGGGATTTGTCTAATGTTTCAGGAATTACCACTGTAGAAGGAAACCCCCGAAAGTTGATAGGCGGTTCATCTTTAGCGACTGGTACTTATAATATACCAGTAAAAGCGATAAATTATAACGGTGAAGACAGTGAAACAATAGTATTGACGGTATCAACACCACCATTTGCAAATACTAAAAGTATTAACTTTTCCAATCAGGACTATTTAGGAGCGAACGCCTCACTTTTAAGCAACACACTAGGAAGAGTTAGCAATGGTTCAGGCTCTTCTGATGCGTGGTCTATTTCTTTTTGGTACAAAGCAAGTACGAATACTCAGGGGCAAACAATATTTTATTTTGGGGATAATGACGCGAATAATGGAGGCTATATACAATTAATGCAATTAAACAACGGAGGGCAAAAATCTTTAAGACTTCGTTATGGATCAAACAATAACCGATTAAATATACAAACTGTTTTTGGAAGTATTACGCCTAACACTTGGCAGCATATACTTGTAACTTATGATGGTGGGACTACTGGATCTTCGAGCGGTTCTATAAGTGACTATTATAGTAGGTTTAAGATTTTTATAGATGGCTCTGTACAAACAACGAATAATAGTAATAATAACTACGGGTGGACTTCTGGAATTGATGCCGACAACTTCAGGATAGGTAGGTTTACAAGTGGTAACTATATGAGAGATTGCAGAGTTGATGAGTTAGCGATTTTTGATAGTGACCAAAGTTCTAATATTTCAAGTATTTACAATGGGGGGAGTCCTTTTGACTTGTCTACTTTAACAACAGAGCCTAATCACTGGTGGAGAATGGGTGACGGTGACACCTACCCGAACTTACAAGACAACGGAACTTCTGCAAATTGTGTATTTGTTATGTATAACATGACTGCTGCAGATATTGTAAATGATGTGCCATAAATGAAACAAATAAACGCCCTAGTACATGTAATTTAAAATGTGCTAGGGTTGTTTTAATTAACTATACATTTTTGAATACTTATTTAATAACCAAAATCTATAATTTTGAAAATATGATAGTAAACATCTATATTAAAGGTCAAATCGGAAATACTTTAGACGATAACGGCGAAATAATTACAAGGGGCGTTACGTTGCTTGATGTTGTTGAGCAAGTATATGCACACCCTCAAGAATCAATTAAACGTTTTGTTATAGATTCTCCAGGTGGATATGTTACAATCGGTAACGATATAGCAAATTTTATTGCTGAACTTCCAAACGCTCAAACTCACGGTGTTAATCAAGTGGCTTCAATAGCTACCAGAATTTTTTTAGCCGTTCCTAAAGAAAACAGAACAATTGAATCAGGGACAGAATTCATGATTCATAATCCTTGGGTTAGTGGTGCAATTGGCGACGCCGAAGAACTTTCTAAAATTGTTGAAAGCTTAGAAAAAGATGAAGCTGATCTTGAGAGTTTTTATTCTAAAGCAACAGGGCTAGACAAAACAACATTAAGTACTTTAATGAGAGCCGAAACAACATTGACTCCTGAACAATGCGTTAAATTTGGATTTGCTCAAAGTATTACACAAAAAGAATTATCGCCGATATTGGCACTTAATTATAATCAAAAACAAGAAATGAAGAAAGAAGAAAAAAATCTACTTCAAAAATTGATTGCTAAAATTTCGGGAGAACCTGAAGTTAAGCAAAATGAAGACGGGCGCAATATTGTTGCTATTTCCGTACCTACTGACAATGGAACAATTGAAAACGATCTTGAAGATATTCAAGTAAATGACATTGTTACGGTTGATGGTCAAGAAAACGCTTCTGGCACTTACACAACCGAAGAGGGTGTTATTTATGAAATCGTTGACGGTGCAGTTATTACTATCACTGAGCCAAACGGAGAAGAGGACGAAATGGCAGCTTTAAGAGCTGAAAACGAAAAGTTGAAAGCTGAAAACGAAAGTTTGGTTGAGGCTCACAAAGTAGAACTAGAAGAGAGAGACAAAAACACCGCTGAAATTACGGCAAAAGTTGAAGCTTTAGCTTTATTAAAATCAGAGGGTGAAGTTGTAGCTCACAAACAAACTTTCCCAAAGAAAAAAGAGCTAGAAGGTGAGCCAAAAAGAAAAACTATTGCAGACGCCAAAAAAGCAATGGGCAAAAATTAATTTATAACTAAAAAAAAACAAAAAAAAATGGCAACAACATTCAATCCAAATACAGCGGACTTTTCAAAGGAATTAGTACGCGAAGCTTCAGAGGCAATTTTCACTGAAGCTTATAGAAATGCTGCGGTTGCAGACATTCACGAAATTTACGAAGATGTTAAAGTAAACAAACAAATTGTTTTTGTTGGTGGTTTAACTACAATGCTAGGTAAAGGCTCTAATGATTGTAACTCTGATGTTTCTAACAACGCTATCCCAATGAGCCAAAAAGTATGGGCACCAGCGGACATTTCAGATAGACTTTCTTTTTGTTGGAAAGCATTAGAAGACACTTTTTGGGCTTACATCTTAAAAACTGGAGTTGATAAAGCTGATGTTTCTGAGACTGAATTTATGGTTTTCATCGGTGAGCGTATTGAAGAGGCTTTACTTGAAATGATTTATAGAATCGCTCACTTTAATAACACGGCTGCGGATAACATTTCTAATGGTGGTGTTATTACAAATGGTGTGGATTTAGATTTCTTTAACAAAATCGACGGGCTTTGGACTCAAATATATGCTGCTGTCGCTACTAACCCAGACCGTTTAACTTCTGGTTTAGACGCTAGGAATGGAGGCGCGTCTTATGCTGCTCAAAAATTTGATGCTACCGACACAACGAACATGGTTGTAACTGAGACGCTTGATAATATGACTTATGAAGCTGACGAAAGGTTAATGGGAAGATCTAACGTAATTATTACGACAACAAAATCTGTTGGTGATCAATACAAACGAGAATTGAAAAAAGCAAACAGAGCGTTTACTACTGAAAGAATTGAAAACGGAATTGAACAATTGATCGTTGACGGTTTAGAAGTTAGAATCTTTTCTTTATGGGATAGAATTATTAAGGCTAACATGAACGACGGTTCAAGCTTGTTTTTACCTCACAGAGCTTTAATGACTGTTAAAGAAAACATTCCTTTAGGTACGGCTGATTCAGGTTCGTTTAATGATTACGATGTGTTTTACGATAAAACTGACAAATTAACTTACGTTGATATTGCAACAACTTTAGATTGTAAGTTGCTAGAAGAACACTTATTCCAAGTAGCGTACTAAAAATATTTAGAGGCGTTGAAATACACGCCTCTTTTTTACTAACATTTAAAAACAAAAAACATGAGTTTATGCGGTGGCATTAGTGCCGACAACCTTTCGAATTGTGATAATCCATTACAAGCGGGTACTGAAGATGAAATGCTCGTAATTAACAGAGAAGACATTGCCTCTATTACTGTTAATTCTACTGATAACGTTACTGTTGAGGATATAACATTAAAAACAGGAACAAAGGCTTTTATCATTGATGGTAAAAGAAATTCAATTGCGCCTAGTTTTGCAATGGTTCAAACTGGAGTCTTTAAAATGTTCGATCACATTGTTAATGCTAAAGGTTTTGATATTTCAGCCGATGCAAAGGCAGAAATGAACAACGTTAAAGAGGGTCGATATGTAATTTTAACCAAAAACTTTTATAGCGGTACTGATGGAAATTCAAAATTTGAGATTTACGGTATCACTACTGGATTAGAAGTTACAGCGTTAACACGTAACCCTAACGACGATACTCAAGGTGCGTTTGATATTACTTTCGGTACTGATCTAAATAAGGAGCCAAAAGTTCCTGCGGCTTTGTTTATTACTGACGAGGCAACTACTAACGCGGTATGGGAGTCTCTGAAAGTTCCAGCGACTTAATATTGAAAAATATTTTGTAATTTTAAAGGGTGTAAATAGTTGCACCCTTTTTTATTATGATAGATTTAAAAAACAAAGTATTATCTTTTGAATCGACAAAGGATATTTGGCGCAAAGATCACAATTCTAACGAATGGAAAGAAGCAAGTAAATTAAATTTATTTTTGTTTGGTATTCATTTAAACAATAAACCAAAATGCGAATGTTTAGAGGATTTATTTATATTAATAAAGTCGAAAAATATAAACGAAAAAATTAAGCTAAAAATGTCAAAAGAATTTATTTTAAAACCAAAAAAAGTACTTCAAACATCTATGTTCGGGGTTATTACTGAAGCTTCAAGCGATGAGGTTTGTATGAGATTATTAAACGCTTATCCGGTAAACTCAAAACATTTTAAAACTTTACCTGAAAATTGGGAAAAAAAATGTTCTGAATTTGTAGACGGTAAAAGAAAAAAATCAGAGAAAAAACAAGAAAATGAAAACATTGAGACTTTAGAAGCTGAAAATGATTCTGTTGATTTGGATTCAATGAAACTTTCTCAATTAAAAAAATACATTGCTTCAAAAGAAGTTGCAATTCCTGAAGGTAACAAAGCGGCTCTTTTAGAATTTGCTAAAACTCTTTAATTAAATGGCTAAATCGGAATTAAAAACAGCGGACAATAGAATAAAAAACGTTGATGTAAAAAAATACAATGTTTTAGGGGCTGACTCGGACAATAATTATTTTGGTAGGATGGAAAATATACTCCATTCTTCAAACACTGGTATGTCATGCTATAATACATTTGTCCGTTTTGTAGTTGGTGAAGGTTTAGTCGATAAAGATTTTGGTAAATCTATAATAAATAGAAAAGGATTAACAGTTAATAAGCTTGTTAGAGCTATTGCAAAAAGTATCGGAAAAACTAACGGAATAGCTATACACGTTAATTATAACGGTCTAGGTGAGAGTATTAATTTTACTCCGGTAAAATTTGGTTATTGCCGTTTAGGGATTAATGAAATGGCTGGAAAAATTGCTATTTACGACAATTGGGACTATTCAAAGGCGAATAAAATAAATCCTAAAGATATAGTCTACTATGATCGTTATTCACCTCACTCAGTATTAAAGCAAGTTGATTCTATTGAATTAGAAGAAGAAGAGCTAAAAACTTTAACCGAAGAACAACAAGAGGTTCGAAAGTGGAAAAAATACAACGGGCAAATTTTGTGGATTTCTCCAGACGGTTCTTATCCTTTAGCCCCTTTTGATGTAGTTGCCGAAGACATGCAAACTGAAGGGAACGTTTCAAGAACAAAAAGAACGGCTTCAGCTTCAAACTTTATGCCATCTCAAATAATGGTTGTTCCTAAATTTGAAGACAGTGACGAAGGAGATGAAGAAAGGGAAAACTTTTATGAAAATGTTGAGGAGTTCCAAGGTGACGATGGTATAGGTTCTATTTTTGTTTTGGAAAGCGATTCTCCAGAATTAGAAATGAAGCTTGAAAAAGTAGACGTTCAAAATTATGATGGTATTCAAAAGTTTACAGAAGAAACGGTTAAAGAAAACATTCGCGAAAATAGAATGGTTCCGGCTGCTTTACTTACGGATAAATCAAACAGTTTTAGCGGCGAACAGGTAAGGGTAGCAAAAGAATACTATAACGACATAACAACCGACGATAGAAATCAAATTTCTGAGGTTTTAGAGTTAATATTTAAAAACTACTATAAAAACATTAATGTTTCTAATGATTACACAATCGAGCCGTTAAAAACGTTTAATCCTTTAATTGAATATGCTAAAGAAATAAGAGAGGTTATTTCGGATCAATCACTTTCATTATCTCAAAAACAATATGTTTTAATTAACTTGTATCACGTACCTGAAAAAATGGTTGATGAATTAATTGAAGCACCTTCAAATGATTTAATACAATGACAAAACTAATAACAGCCTCAGAAATCAGAGCTAGAAAAGGGTTATCAAATAATTTAAACGTTGACAAAGAATTGAATCCGCATATTAACGAGGCTCAAGATTTTGATTTAAAGCCGTGGATTGGGGTTTCTTTTTACTTAGATTTAATCGATAAGTTTGAATCAAGTTCAACCGATGCGGATTTTTTAGCATTAATGAACGGGGGCGTTTATACTTATGACGGCGATAAGTACGAAAACCCAGGCATTAAAAATGTTTTGATTTACTTATCATACGCTAGATATTCAGCTTTATCAAACGCCCAGAACACGCCGACTGGATTTGTACAAAAAACAAATCAATATAGTGAACCTATTTCCAACGCTCAATTAACTCGTATAATTAAACAAAATCAAAGCGGTGCAAACACATTGCAACAAAGGGTTGAGGATTTTCTAAATAGAAACGAGTCTAAATATCCACTTTGGAAAAATTGCAATAAAGGGAATAGAAAAAAATCAGTTAGAATCAAAAAAATAGGTTAAGAAATGGCTTTAAACTCAGCAAGTAATGTACTAAGGGAAACTAATAACCCGCCTTTAACTAATAATGGAGCGCCTATTTCCAACGCTCAATACGATCAAAACATCATTAATTTTTATAATGATTTGGTTGCATTGAACACGGGCGGCGATGTTGATGCGTATGATCCTTTAAAAGAGTATGACAGCGTAACAAATAAATTCGTTTCTTACAGCGGTTTAGTTTGGCTTTATATAAACGCCGCGCCGTCAACAGGTACGACACCAACGGAAGGGGCTTTTTGGACTCAAGTCCCGCCCTCAGTAATAGCGCACGTTAGAAATAAGGATTCATATTTAGATTATGGAGGCGCAAATCAAGTTAGTGCCTCTGAATTAAAAACATTAGTTGATAATCAAGATGAATATCTTTATAATAAAGTAGTTAACGATATTGTAACAAGCGCGACCGGATCAATGGAGACTTTCGATCTAGGTACTACCGTTTCAGTTCCTACAATGTCAGAGGGTGACAAGTTGCAAGTTGAAATGAATTTTAATAATGCGGTCGCCCCAACTTCGGGTGGATTTGGTTTATATTTTCTTTGGGACAATATACAATATACGCCTATATCGGCATCGACTCCAACTTACGGGAATAGCCCTCTTCAATTACCTTATACAAGTTACTCAACTTCAATTCGTATAACTGTAACGCAATTATCCGGAACTGATATGTACGTTCAATACGATCAGAAAATTAACGACATTTTACCAACTCCAGGGGATACATATACAAACGGTGCTTGCTGGCATTATTTATTAAGCTTTGATGCTTCACTTGCAACACATTTTGAAGTTCAATCGTTTGTTTCGGCTGGCGGCTCTATACAATTAGAATATTTATCAATCAAACATATAAAATCATAAAAAAAATGGCAACAGAAACATTAACAGCGACTTTACCAGCTACCGACTCAGAAGGAAATCCAATAACTTTATCGGCTTCGGTTGAGGTTCACATGGATAGTAACCAAGTAATTAAATTAGAATATGTACCTTTATCTCAGGGTGGGCCAATTTTAAGACCTGCAAACCCTAGATTATAAACACATTCACAATGGGAAAACTTGCCACCATAATAGTACTGATGATGACATCAATCGCAATTGTACCGCCAATTGCATACGTTTTAGACTTTTCCGGTAGTGAGTTTTTCCCTAAAGTTTTTAATATAATATTTTTCTTAACATTTACATTAATTGGTATATTAATGCCTTATTCATTTGATAAGATGCCAAAAGAAGTTGGTATAATTTCTTTATTTATGGCGGGATGGTTTTTGTGTATGTTTTTTTACGAAATATCAAACTTTAATGTTTCGGAAAAAAAACTGGCGTCACCATCTGATTTGTATCTTTGGATAAAATGGACATTATGTTTCTTTTTAGGTGTTACGTTGATTATTATTAAAGAAGTAGTAAAAAAATGGAATTAACAGAAAACGTCAAAGAGTTACTAGACGCTTATGAAGCTGCTCAAAATGGATACATGTTGCCTTTGGGAGTTCTTGGAGCTGCATGGATTGTAATTGTATCGTTATTAATAAGCATATACAAAAGAGATCGAAAAGAAAGCGAAGAAAGACATAGAGAGACTAGAGAAATCATAAAGGTCTTAACTGAGAATTGTAAAGAATTAACAACAACGGTCACAATAAATAAAACTGAAGTTGAAAATTTGAAAAATAAAGTAGCATAATGATTAAATTCATTTCAAATATTATTAAGAGCAAAACTCCAGAAAGTTCAAAGCGGCTTTTAGCTTTATTAACTTTTTTATTGATCGCTTTTATTACAATTGCCTATACTTCAAAAAATAATATAATTCAAGTGCTTACGATTTTAACCAGCTTCGTTTTGGCTTTGTTAGCCGTTGCAACATACGAAAAAATTAAAACTCAAAAGGATGAAACTAACAGTAATTAGGCATAATTTACAAGATGATTACACTTCTGGAATTTTATTGATAGATGGTGTTTTTGAGTGTTACACTTTAGAGGATGAGCAAAGAGAAGTGAAAGTTTGGGGGGAAACTTGCGTCCCTGACGGCGAATATGAAATAACATTAAGAAAAACAGGAGGTTTTCATAATAGATATTCAAGGAAATTCGAAACTTTACATAAAGGCATGCTTTGGGTTCGTGACGTTCCAAACTTTGAATACATATTAATACATATCGGAAACGACGACGAAGACACGGCGGGTTGCTTGTTAGTTGGTCAAGTGGCTTATTCTAATAAAAACTATATTGCTTCAAGTACATTAGCCTACAAAGCTATGTATCGAAAGGTAATAAAAGCTTTTGATCGTGGCGAAAGTGTAAGCATTGAATATAAAACTATCAATGAATGAAAATAACCACAAATCAAATTATTTTTATTTTAGCTTTTATTTGGCTTGTAACGTATTCAGAACGATTTTTGAACGAATACCAACAAAACAATATAAACATCAAGCACAAGCAAAGAAAAGATAGTTTTCAGCATAAAATCAAACAATATGAGGATGAAATTTTTATCGATAGCGTTGTTATTACTAATATGCCATTATCAAAACGGGATTCTTTACGCTCAATCTATAACCCAGGTTGATACTTCTGGAGTTTGGTATACACATAATCAAGATATTCGCTGTTTAATTTGTTTGGTTAACGAGCAAAAAAAAGATTCTATTATTTTGGAACAGGATAATTTTATAAAGTTTCAAGATTCTACAATAGTAAAATTGAATAGTTTAAATGATTCTGAATCGATTAAAAACAAACGTAAAACAAAAATTATTGCTGCCGGATCGGGTGTAATTGGTTTTTTATTTGGTTGGTTTGTTTGTGTTTTATCAAAATAGTATTAAATTAGTAATCAACTTTCCGTGTTAATAGTTCTTGGTAGGAATTATAATCCATAATAGCACATCTTTTATTTTCTTGAAGACGCCCTTCGATTTATTTCTTAGGGCGTTTTTAGTTTAATTACAATAAAAAGCATTATTATATTTGTTAATCTAAATAATATACTTAGATTTGAATAAAAAAAAGTTATGGAATTTGAAAAAGGAAAGGAAGTAAGAATTATTGCGAATACAAATGATCACTTTTATAAAATAGGCTCTATTATCACTATGGATGAGTTATTTAACGATAACTCGTTTAAAGCAAAAGAAGGTAAATGGGTTGTTAGATTCTCAGACTGCGAAGAGATAGAAGAAAAAGTTATGGAATTTAAAGAAGGAAAAGAAGTAAGAATTATTGCGGATAGTATTGGTCACGGGTTTAAAATAGGTTCTATTATCACTATGGGTGAGTTATTTAACGATAACTCGTTTGAAGCGAAAGAGCTAGTCAATGGTCGTTTGTACTTTGTTCCTTTCTCAGACTGCGAAGAGATAGAAAAAAAGCCATTTGGTAAACAAGATTTAAAAACAGGAATGTTAGTACAGTTTAGAGACGGAGATGTTTATATGTTTATTAACGATACTTTTGTGAGTGATGAAGGATGGCTCTCATTAGATGGTTTTGACAAAGACTTGAATTACGCGTATGATGATGAATATGACATAATGAAAGTTTCAAAAGTTTTTGAGGGTTATTTGTTAATGCCTAAAAACTGGAATGAAAAAACCCTAAATAATAACCTACTTTGGGAGCGTGAAGAAACTAAAAAAATGACAGTTTCAGAAATACAAAAAGAGCTAGGGTATAAAATAGAAATAATTGAGTAGTTATGACACCAACGAGAAAAAAAGAGATTGTACATAAGTTGATATTTTTAGCTATAAGTTTAATGTTAATTTATGGGCTTATACTATACGCTTTAAATATAGACGTTAATAGGGTTAATGTTGAAAAAAAGAGGATTGAACAGAGCGTTAAAATACATAATTATCCAGATCAGATTGATTAACTAAATAAATAATTGTTTTTGATTAAAAAAATAATAACTTTATAGCATAGTTATTTTCATCAAAATAGTGATTTAGAAGTTAGGTTAAGCCGTTTGTTAATTCGAACGGCTTTTTTTGTTTAGTATAAAAAATATAAATTCATCAATTAAATGTTTGTTAATCTAAATAAAATCATTATACTTGTCAAAGAAAATTAAAAGATATGAATTACAAAGAATTTAAAGAATCAATGGAAAACTCATTTATTCGATCAGTAGAAGAAATTATTGAAGTAGAAAAATTATCAGGCGCTAAACGTGTTAGGCACATAGTTCACCAAAGATTTTATTTAATGTGGTTTCTTAGAAAGAATACAGAATTAAGCCTTTCGGAAATAGGTGAACTTTTTGACCGAGATCATGCTACTGTTATGCACGGAGTCAAGTATCATAATGATGCTATTGAGATAAATGATAAAGTATATCTAAAAAACACCTATTTAATTAAAAGGTATTTAGATAAAAAAATAAAAGAAAGTCAAAACGATTAAACACTTATTTATGAAACAACTAGATTTAACATGTAAATACAATTTTTCACAACCAACGATTAAAATTTTAGAAATTTCACTTCTTTTAAGTCGAAAGGATATTTTAAACGTTTTAAACTATGAATCAATTTTAATTAACGGTGAATTTTTTCAAGTTCCTACGGATCAGCTATGTGATAATTTAAAAAATGGAAAATATAACAAACCAATAACTTACAAACTTATATTAAATGAAAAACTCTAACGAAAAAATTAAAGCGGCTTTTGCTTTTAATAGTTCTATGCCGGAAAAGGAAAATGTTTATAAACCTGTGACGAGCAAAACAACAGAATTAAGAAATAAAGTAGAGACTATTACGGGTTTTGGAGCTTCAAACAATATGATTAGTAGATATTTATTTGAAGCTTGTA